TCTGTACCATCTTCTTTGGTTAAACTCCAAGTAACAGAATTTGGTACAGAGATCACTTTGTTCTCATCTTTAAAAACCACTTCAACAACCGCAGAACTATTTTTTCCAACTGGTTGTGTGTAGTGGTTAATCATTTTATCCCCTTTTTAAAGAAACATTAGTTCATTTGAATTGTCAAAGCGCTAGCAGCAAAAGAGGCCGTATCGCCAGAACCAACAGCTTGATCGGTCATTGCATTGTCATAAAACAAAAGGTTGCCCACTGTACTAGCATCAACAATTGCAACGCTCGTTACAGTACCCCAACTAGCGGTTGCCGTAACCATATCAATTTGGTTGGCATTAGTAACAGCACCAGCACTTGCAAGGTTCCAAGCGGGTGAAGCACCACCGTTAATATTGACCAATTTACGGGCATAAGAACCGCCAGCAGGTTCAGTAATGGTTGTTCCTGTGTTGCTATCTGCTACCGTTGCAGTGCAAAGAGCAATATAAGTAGCGGGTTTTGTGTAGGCAGTGTTTTTATACATCAAGTCCAAAAGTTTGTTCGATAGATAATCACTGATATAACCTGCGCTAAACTCTACATAGGTTTCACCACTCGCAACAGAAGGTGTATTTCCACTGATAATTGTTTTACTGGCAGCAAAAGAACCATAAGCCAAAACGTTACCAGCCCCATACGTTGCACTATCCACAATAAACCAATGTGTAACAGTTCCCCAACTGCCTGTTGCTTGAGGAAAGGTAACGGTTGCGTTTTGAGTAGATCGACGTGAAGCCGCACTACCAAAAGTGATTGCTGTACGTGCATAAGAACCGCTATTTGCAACTTCGTTTGCACTTGCACCCGTTGCAGTTTCACCAGGATCAGCAGTTGCCAAACCAAGATAGATGGTTGTAGCAGGTGTGTACGCTGTATTAAAAATATGATCCAAAAGTTTCAATTCAGCATAATTTGATAAACTTCCCATTTTTATTCTCCTATTATTATTGTTTTTTTAATTATTGACTTCCAAACATTTTGATTGTAAAGTTTGGTTCAATTATTTTTATTAATCCCTCAAGAACACCAGTGATCATATAAACATCTAATTTTTCACCACTATTTGTATTTAAAAGAGGTTGAATTACTGCTTGTAAGTTTCTGGCAACTTTCAAAACTTCTGCATCATTTGATAGAATTTGTGGGCTTAAAGTGGATACAATTTTTATTGCTTTTTTCATTGCAACAGAATTGTTTGTATTTGAGGCAACGTTAATTGAACCGGGATCAATCAAAATAGATTTTGATAAATGTGAATTGTTATTCGTGTTACTTGTGGCTAACGAGATTACAGAAGAAATTAAAATAGCCAATTGCATTTGAGCGTTGGAAGGGGTTACTGTTGTGCTAACAATTGTTTGTGGTGATAGATTTACCTTGTTTCCAAGTGTGGAATTTGTTTGTGTGTTTGTTGTTGGTAAAATCGTAGCGATTAACTTATAGAGAAGCCCAAGAGTAGCATTTGAAGTGTTGCTGTTACTGCTAATTAAACTTTGTAAAGCCTTTTGAACACGAAGAATTGCAATGTTGTTTGTGTTGCTTGTTGGTTGAGAAGAGGAGATATTGTAAATCGCTTTTACCAAATTAACAGCATTGTTTGTATTTGTTGAAGATGCTATAGGGCTTCCACCCATAGATTTAATTATACCAAAATTAGCGTTTGCCGTTAGCGTATTCACTGTGAGTGATGTAGCTAGGGCGATTGCTAATTTTAATGCAATTGAATTGTTTGTATTGCTAGCACTTTGAATTGTTGATAACAAGAACTTGATTATCAAAAGGTTTGTGGTTGCACTTGTGTTTGATCCAACATTAATAGTAGTTATTCCAAGGGTTCTAGCAACGTTACTATTAATTGCACTCGTGTTTGTTGCACTTTGAATTGATGAGAGAATGGATTTTAAAACAAGTAGAGCAACTGAAATATTTGTATTACTATTTGGATTAATTGAAGATGTTATTGCCTTAGCCAGTTTTAAAGCAACAGTATTGTTTGTATTTGTAGCGGCGGATAAGGTAGCAGCGTAAGCAATTCTCGTTAAAATTAACGGTATAGATGTGTTTGAATTTGCCGAAAGTGTTGATACGATTGTTCTTGCAATTGCCAAGTTTATATTATTGTTTGTGTTACTCGTTGTTGAAAGTGTGGAAATTAAACCCCTTGCAATTTTCAAAACACCTGCGCTAGTTGCACTATCAGAGGTTATAGCGGCTATTAGAGATTTTAAAACATTAAGATTTGTTGCACTTGTATTTGTGGAGGATGATAAGACCCCAGGCGTTATAAATCTTGAAATATTTAATTTACTAATATCATTTGTGTTTGATGTAGCGCTAATTGTAGAACTTCCCAAAATTCTTGCAATTGCTAAGTTTTGAATTGACGTATTAGAATCAAGTAAGAGACTAGCAATCAATAATCTTGCAACATTTATATTTGATGTTGTGTTACTTGTTACATCAATTAAAGGAGTTAAAAGCCTTGCTATTTTAATAATTGATACATCCGTTGTATTCCCCAAACTTGAGATTGTTGAATTTAACAATCTGGCAATTTTAATAATTGATGTTGTCGGAGTGTTGCTTGCAGTTGCTATTGTTGGGGTTAGAAAAGTGTTAACCGCTACATTAATTGCACTTGTATTTGTTGCGTTTGATATTGTTGCAACGTTACGTACTATTTGAATTAATTTACTGATTGTTGGTGTGTTTGAGGCTGTAGATAGTGTTGCTGCAAAATCTTTTACCGCTGAACCCCCTTTTAAGGCAACGGCAATTACTGACCAATCCCTAACACTATTTAAATCACCAGTAGCGCCAATCGTCTTTGATCCTGTGGTTGTTTCTGTACGTTGCCAAACGCTAGCGCTTGTAATATCACCACCAACACCATTAGAGTTATTAATGCTAATTAATGTTTCACCACTTGGAACGGTAAAAACACCGGCTCTATGAGTTCCAAAACCTATAATGGTTGATGTTGCAACGGTTGTAGTGATGTTACAGAGCATATCTGCATCGTCTGTTGTTGGTGGCCCTGCATTTGATGCACTAGCATTAATAGCGCCTGATCCATTTGTTCCAGTTGTGTCTACGCCAGTTGCCTTTACAATAATTAGCCAAGCTGGTTTTAAGTTGCCTGTAATGGTGCAAGTTACAGTACCGCTAGCTGGACTTCCTGTACTTAAACCACGCCACAGGAAGATTTTCATTTGTGATTGTGCATTTAAAACACCACCACTAACAACTTCAACCCAAGTTAAACCCGTACCTGAAATTGTTGGTGTAATGCTTGTTGTTCTCATAACGAGAAACACCAAAAACAATTCATTTGCGGCTGGTGCAACAGAAGTTTGTGAGATTGTATCGCCCGTTGTAATGTTTTGCGGTGTTCCAACTAAGGAAGTTACTATTGCCATTTAAAAAACTCCTATATTTTTTCTTACTAACTTTTTATAAAATATTGTTGTTATGGGATTATAAAGGGGTTAAATCCCCAAATGATGAGTTATTTATGGAATTTATTTTTACAATCCCATAACAACTTTATACAAAAAAAGAGAAGAAAGAAGGAAGCGAGATAGAAAGATTAATTTTATATTGTTTTTATCAAACAAAAGTTATTGAAATTTTAATAAATAAAACTCAACCAAAGCCATAGTGCAAAAGAAAAATAAAATTAAAAATTGTTCTCTAACAGTGAAAAATGTTTTATTATTGCCTTCTCTACTGTTTATTTGAGGATAATTAATATTATTGTTTTCTTGCTTTCTATAAACATTTACCAAATCTGATAGATGTTTATTGTTTTCTTCTAGGAGTGACAAGCGTTGTTTCATAATGATTAACTCAGCGTTTAACGTGGCATCCAACTTATAAAAGGCTTTGGTAAGTTCTTGCAATTCTTTTGCTTGGTTATTAATTTGTTGCTCTTCTCCAAACATTTTTGAATTTTTTAAACTCCCCAAAAAGATGTAAGTATTATTATTTGTTGGTTTACTTTGTTGATAGGAGTATTCAACATTCCTAGTTTCAATTAGTAATTTAGCAAACATAATACCAGTTTGATATGCGTCAACATCTTCAATTGATCCAACAGTACAAATTACTGCACTATCACAATCGTTTTGTATTTGTTGAGCAAGTGTTAAACTCTCGCAAGTGTTTAGGTAAATTAATTTGAATTTACCTTTTACAAGTGAAGTGAATCTGTCGATTGAAATGCCCGTTTCCCCTAGAATGATCTGATTGTCATTTGAAATATGTGTAGCAACCCAAAGAATATCAACATTATCTACCTTATTTAATTCACTTGTTAACTTTTCAAGTGTGATGTTTCCAAGTATGGGCAGTATTTCAAAACCTAATCTGAGTATTCCTTCAATTTCATTGTCAACAAAATTAAGGTTTGTGCGTGGGGCTATTAAAACCATTCTAAGCATGAGATTATTTTTTCACTTTTTATAGACTTTTTATTTTTTTACAATTATCTAGAACCGCGTCTATTTAATTCTAAAATAATTTTATTTACAAGATTGTCTACATCGCTTTGGCCTCTAACATTTGGATTGTAAATATTAACTGTTACACCACCACCATTAGAAGCCATAGCCGATCTTGTATCACGATTATTTACAATTTGTGTTCCTCTTGGTGGTATGATAAGCTCAGGCCCACCATCACCAACGATTACAGGCCCACCAGCCCAGTTACTTGCGCCAACTGCCTGTTTTGGTGTTGATGTTGTGGAGGATGAGCCAAGCCAATCAAGTACAGATTGTGGAATGGGCAAAGAAGGCCAACTCCAATCCATTAATGTATTTAAAACATCAGGAACACTTGGAAAATCCCAATCAACCAAATCGGTTATAACATCTGGAACTTTTGGAAAGGCCCATTTAACCAAATCTTTAATTGTTTGGCTAGCGTCTGGGAATACCCAAGCAACCAAAGAACCAATTAAAGCTGGAATAACAGGGAAAACCCAAGTAGTTAACGCTCTTAAAACAAGAGGAACGGAAGGCCAAACCCATTTAACAAAGTTAGATAAAACCTCTGGGGCTTCAGGCCAAACCCAAACAACAAGATCGCTAATTGCTTTTGGAACTTCAGCCCATTTAAAGTTGGTGATGGAATCAACAATAGTTTTAATTGAGGCTGAAAGACCCTCAGTATCAACACCAAGATCGCCCAAAACGTTTTTGATAACTTCACCTATAAACCCAACGATAACAGCAATTGAGTTTTTGATACCATCAAGGATTGCAATAACAGCAGTTCCCCAACCTGAAATAAAAGTTTTTGCACCTTCCCAAGCGCCAACAAAATCGCCTTGTAAAAGTGATGTGGCTGCTTTAATTACACCATCCAACATTGTATTAAAACCACCAAGAACACCGCTTATTGTTTCTACAACAACCGTTACAGCAGCCCCAAGATTATTAAAAGCAGCGATAAGAACGTTTAAGGCGAGATAGGCAACAACGCCAAGCGCTACACCTATAATAAAACCTATCTTTTCAAGAATGGGTAACACTGGCTCTAAGGCTGATTTAACTTTCTCTCCAAAATCCCCAAAACTACCACCAAAAGAAAAGATACTTTGTTTCAATCTATCTAGTGAAGGCCCAAATACAGCTTGAATAATATTGACAAAGTTTTGTAAATTAGCAGCCCCTTGATTTAGAAAATCACCCAAAGCAATTTTTGCTTCGTTTGACAATCCAAAAATTCTACCTATCTTGTCCCCAGTTTCATCTAACCAAGTTACATCACTCGCATTGCCTTGCAGAATCCACAAAAAAGCATCTTTAAGATCAATCATTGCGCTTATTGCATCGGTTGCAATATTTACAACGGTTTGTAAACTTGTTGGTAATGCTGTAATGGCTTCGGCTGCTTCAATAGAATTTAAACCAGCATCTTGCACAGCCTCAACCCACCACTTGATCTGTTCTGTGCTTCCCGCAATAGCGCTAATAAATTCATACAATGCACCAAAAGCACTTTTAACAGCAGTTCCCCACCCACCTACATCATAGTAAAGGATTGCACCTAGCGCAATGGCAACAAGTGCCAATGGCGATGTGAGAACCCCAACTACAGCACCTACAGCGGAAATAGCAGGGGCTAAGAACGAAAAGAATTGTAATGCACCAGCTAGGCCAATCAATACAGGCCCAATAGCGGCTGCTATACCAGTAAAAATTAAAATTGTTTGGAATAATTGCGGGTTGTTTTCTATGAAAGAAACTATATTTTCCCTCATCTTTGTCAACCATTCAATAGCACCAGCTAATTTTTCATTTAGATTGAAAGTTGTAATTAACTTTTCACCAATTGTATTTAGCGTAATCGATATTTGATCTTTGATGGTAGACCACATACCCAAAAGGGTTTTGCTTTGTTGATCCATCATTCCACCAAACTGACTACCTTCTGAGGTTAAACCTTTTAAAGCACCTTGAAAATCTTTAAAACTAATCTTCCCATTCTCAGCTAAAACACGAACCTGTGATTGTGTTACGCCAAGTTCTTTTGCTAGCGCTTGGATAATCGGAACACCACGGCCAACAAGCTGATTAATATCGCCAGTCATTAAGCGCCCTGATACTTGAGCTTGACCATAGATAGTTGCTAAATCTTGAATGGGAATGCCAACACCAGCCGCAATATCACCCAAAGAAGTTAGAGTACCTTTTACATCTTCCGCATTAGTTCCAAAAGCCAAAAGTTTTTTACCAGCCTCAACCACTTGATCTTGCTCAAAAGGTGTTGCGGCTGCAAAGGATTGTAAATCTTGAATTAATGTTTTAGCCTTTCCTGCATCGCCCAACATTGTGGTAAAAGCTACCCTTAATTGCTCTTGTTTTGCTGCACCTTCAATTGCTGCTTTGCCTAAACCCAAAATGGGAAGGGTGATTCCAGCGGTTAAACCTGCACCAGCGGTCGCTAAGCCAGCGCTAAGGCTGCTCATGCTTTCGGAAATGGAAGTGGTTTTATCTTTAATCCCGTCTAACTGACCACTAACTTGATTTAATGCTGTTTGGGCTTGGTTCTTTGCTTGTATTACTATGTTTAATTCCTGTGAACCCGCCATGATTTTAAATTCCTCTTTTACAAAAAAACTATTTATTGCTACTGTTGCTAGAAGATGAGTTGTTTATAGAATCCTCAATTTCCTTTTTCTTTTTTCTGAATTTATTTTCAAAAGTTATTCTTAATATAACTTCCTCAAGAACGGGGTTTGGAGTATCAACAATTTGCTGATAACTCCAACCTAGTTCTTTCATTAAAAGATATTCGTTATAAAACTTACCAGGATCACTAACTGTACCTTCGTGCAAAATAGCTATTTCGTATGCTCTTTCTAAACTTTTTTTTCGTTTGGTTCTAAGCCTTTGGTTAATTCATTTACAACTGGACGAATTAGTGAAATTACCCAAGAAGGCAAAGCATCAATATTAACCTCATTACAAGGCTTACCCTCAAAACCAGGCCCTTCCCAACCACTAATACAAACGTGCATCATTAAAGACTCAAGCAAACTGGAATCCAAGAGAACTTCACCTTCCCCATTCATTCCAACTTTTACGCTCATAGCTTTTGAATTTGCTTTTTGAACTTCTCCATAGGTAGGAGCTTTTACAAAAATCTTGTTTTCCTCATCAATAAAAACAGTCTTTGTAAGTTTAGTGAAAAAACTATTGTTGCCTTCCATGTTATTTATTCTCCTTTCTTTCTTCTCTTTTTTTTATTTCTTTTACAGCGTAGCTACTTGATTGATTGAAGTGGCTTTCCAAAACAGGTTATCAGTTGCGCTGTAAACAGCATGTCCATCAAGCGTTAGGGTTGTGTTGCCATTATCATTTTCATAACCATTAATCTTGTCGTATTTGCCAGCAAAATCTAAAGACAATGAATTGTTAAGGGCATTTACACCATCAACCTTTAAGCGAATTAATCGAACAACATTATCTTTAAAAGCTTGTCGTTCAGTTGCAACTACTGAGCCAGATTCGACTTCTAGCGTAATGCTAAAATCGATCTTTGGTACAACAAACTTATGGGTTGCAAATAGCAAACTACCATCACCAACAGGAACATAAACAATCCCTGTGCGAACCCGCATTTTAGCACCCATCAAAACACCAGTTTTCTGAGTTGCCCCAAGCGTTCCGCCCGTTGCATCAATATAAAGTTTTGTACGATTAAATACCGCTTCCGTTACTGTTGGCAAGGCCAACGAAGACGTAAAAGTTGACGTTGTTAGTTGTCGGCCAATCCAGTTAGAAGACATTTTCCAAGCCTCACCAACCTTACCAGACAGTTCAAATTCTTCTACAAAGCTATATTCCATTTTCTGAACATCAGCAGCAACAAGGGTATTGCCAGCTTCAATGGTATAGGTTTTAACTGTGTTTACGGCTGATGCAGTAGGAAAATCATATAGGCGAGTATAAGAACCCGTACCACTTGGGGTTGCAGTTTTAACGCCAGCTTCTAAGATGTGACAAACCTGTTCAAAAGTTAACTCTGTGGCAGGCATAGCCAACTTACCAAGAAGCATTGTTTCATACGTTCGCTCAAGCGGTGCGAAGATGCCAACTTGCTCTTCAACAATTTTACGATCTCTCGCATCTTCAGGCATAGCCATAAGACCACGCCAAACAGTTGTAGCAGCTACAGCAGTACCAGGTGTGGTTTCTCTGCCAAGTTGAATTTTATTAAATGTATATCCAGCGTAAGCCATTAGTTATTCTTTGTATCCTCCAAATAAACAATTTTATAAATCTTGCCGTTTGCTTTTTCATATTCATCAATAATTTGTTTATATAACGAATATTCAATAGCTGTTAATTGTCTAGCTGGAACATCAACAATTATTAATTGTCCCAACCATTCTACATATTTAATTTCTTTTTCTTTATTCATATTTTTTTATTTACCTTTCTTTATGGGATTTTTTCAGAAACTTCAAATAAACTAACAACCCCAAAATAAAAATTATTTGACAATAATGGATATTCAATTACATCTGGTCTAAATGATGTTGAGTTAATCCAACAATTGTTGGGTAATTTAAAAGTTCCATCACCCAATTTCTTAATGTAATCGGAACAATAAGAAATTAAATCATCATTTTGAAAACGTAAACCAACATTTAATGAGACAGGTGAAAGCAAAAACAAATCTGTAATTGACCAGATAATTTGATTAACTGTGCTACCCTGGTTTGGATTAAATAGATTATTTGCGTTTGCAAACCTTTGTGAAAACCTGCTAATAGGGGTTAATAAGCGCAATGGTAAATGGGCAGTTGTAATTGTGTTTGGAATTGTTGAGGGAGAGGAGCAAGCTATCTTCTTTCCGTTAATTTCAATCTCTAAAGTTTGAAACGATTCGTAAATATCAAAAATAACACTATTATTTTCAGACATATTTTTTATACTAACCTCTTATATGGTAATAGTAAATTTTTAATATCTTTCGGCAATTCGATAGGCATGATAACCGTACCATCACCAGAAGTAAATGGGCGATCTATATCGCTTGTATTGTCCTTTTGCTTATACAAAAAGGCAGATAAGCGTATGCAAGATTGCACAATATCTAATGGAGGTGTTTTGCTATATGCCCAATGGCCTTTAACCTCTATTGCATTTTCCGGTGTTGTATTCCAAAGCCAAACTATTGAAGAGTTTTCTTTAAGCTTGAGAGAATAAAATGGGGTTTCATTACGTGGATTTGTTACGTATTCTGTACTCGCAACGGTTGTTAAATCTCCATTTTTTACATACTCAATTTCACATAAATCATTTTCATTCAACCACAAAACCCTTCCCCTATGATCAACATCTTCTCTTGCATCAAAATATTTAGAGTATGTTGCAGTAGAAGAAAAAATTCTTTGTGTATGGGTTTCAATTATCTTTGTTGCTCTATCAATAATCTCTTCCAACAAAATATCATCAACGTTTTGGGAAATGGCTAAATATAATTTTACTTGTTCAGGTGTTGTATATTTTCTATTATTCGTTGACATTTATTTTTTTCTTCCCCTTTTTACTATCGTTGTTTTTTTCTTCAACGATGGTAGGCACATTCTCATCAAAAACAGTAAAAGAAACTTCAATTGAAATATCTTTTTCTGGAACAACTTCTTCAATTTGATCTTTCTCCAAAAGTTGTTTAATTGTTTCTGGTGAAACTTTATCGATAGGCAAAAGAGAACCTTTAAAAATAGAAAGATTATTTTCACCTAAAATAATAAAACTTTTTGAACGATATTGCTTATTGTTAATCATTTCATTTCCTTTATTTCTCTTTTACCTTTAAAGTTTACAAAAAAACAACGTTATGATTTTTAAATCATTTATTGATTTTCCAAATCATAACGTTGTTATTTTTTTATATACTTTTTAAAAACAAGTTATGTTATTCTACAAAATCAACACCTGTTTATTAGGCTACAATTTCATCAACAGTAGACAAGTTGAATTGATTAGCATTGCCATAGGTGCAACCAAAACCAAGTGCAACAACGCTTACCACACTAGCCGCAGTAGCGGCGGTGAGTGTTCCACGAATGTAACGGAAACCCTGTGTGCCAAGAGCGTTTGCATCAACTTCAACAATAACCTGCTTATTGCTATCCGTGCTATCAAGCTGTGTAATCGATTTACCCGTTACAGTTGTAGAGAAAGAACCGCCAGAAGCAGTATCACCCTTAACCACAAAGTTTACTGTACCAGTTGCAGTAACAGCACCGATATTAATCAGAAAAACAATTTTTTCAAAAAGAGAAACGTCAATAACAGTAGTGTTACTTGCCGTGCTAGTGCTAACCGGATTAATTACGCCAAGTACAGCGAAATGTTCAAAGGCTTTTTCCATTTTTTAAACTCCTTATAAAGTTTTTAATATTAGTAGTGCTGTTACTTAAAATAAATTCAAAATAAAGTAACAGCACTACTTTAATAAAACAAGTCAAATTTTAGTCGTTATGATTTACAAAGGGGCTAACCGTATAGCTACCTTGAGGATCAGCAAGGGTGATGGGATTACGCAACCACGGCTTGCCGTCAACACGTTGGGTAAAGCGCCAAGTAGCTTGATCATCACGGAAAGCGGCATGTTCGCTAAATGCAATTTGGATACCTGGTTTCTGCCAGAACAAATAAGCGTTAAGATCAATCAACATAACCGAACCGCTAACCGTAGTTTGTGGGCTATGCTCACTCATCAAAATGGGATAACCATTCAACGATTGCAAAGGCCCACCAGCCATGTTAGCAGTCCACGCATTAGCACCAACAGTACCAATTTCCATCTTCATAATATCAGGCCAACGGGAAGGGTGAATCAACCAAATGGGCGATCCACCTGCACTTTTGAAACGGCTAAACATGGTAGCAACATCAGGCCAAGTAAACAGGTTGTTGGTTGCAGGGGTAACATTCACAACACAACTTGCATTTAGAATACCCAAAGGTTCACCAACGCCAGTACCACGCAAAACATTTCGCTCATTCTTGGCAGAGACAGCGATACCAAACAATGAAGTCAAAAGTGCTTCAATGGCCATAGGACTATCAGCCATCAATTCGTTATCAACTTCGGTATAACCACCAACCTTACTCAAGCGCCATTCTAGCATCTCAAAACCTGGCTCAGTTTTGGTTAGCGTTTGCCCACCAGTTGCAGGGGTAGCAACAACACCAGCAGCCGCAGCAACTTGACCAGTACCAGCGCTAGGAGCAATATACTGATCCAAAACAGGCCAACGTCCACTATCAGAGTTAGCAGTAATGGTTTTCACTCGGCTCATAACGTTGCTATTCATGGCGCTTACTTGCAACAGTGAAGTTTCAAATTCAGGAGGAATGGTATAAGCACCAGCCGTACCAACATCGCCAGTTAGGTCTTTTGTAGAACCATACACTTTAGCCAAACGAGTTTGATCGTTGCGACGAATGGCCATAAGAAAATCAGAAAGGCTTTTAACGTGTTTGTCAGCAGTGCCACCATCTTGGGTTACAAAACCTGCACCCATAAGCTTGTTGCTGCCTTGTACAGCATTAAGCAAAGCGGTCAATTGATCACTTACGCTTTTAATAGCCCCTTCAGTTGCGGCTTTCTCTGCCTTATATTCTTTCATAAAACCAGCAAGTTCTTTTGCAAATTCAGGGTTGCTTTGATCAACAACCAAATTATCTTTGTCACTCATTATAATTGTAACTCCTTTATTTTTTGTATCAGTTTTATTTTCTTTTGTTTTTAATTCTTTTTCGCTTTCATCAATAGATGATTGCTCAAGTTGATTTAAACTGTTATCTTGATTTTCCTTTTTCAAAATATCATCAGTTTCAGCATCAACCTCTTCACTTTCATCATTTTCTAAAAGCTTATCAAACTCTTCAATTGCCTTTAACGCCTCATCATAATCAAAACTTTTTTGATCAGCTTTAGCCCCAACAGTTCTTGGTTCCATAGGCGTTACAGTTAAAGACAATTCAACAAGAGGCCATTCTTTAATAACACCTGTTGCTTCGTCTTTATCCATTAACTGTTCAGCAGTTCCCGTACTCATCCCCAACAATCCAAGATCAGCCAACTTTTTAACAGCTTGTTTGTATTTAAATGCTTTGTCTAATTCTGCCTTAAAGAAAACCCCAACTTCATCAACAATGTGTTCTTTTACAAAACCTATTTTCTTTTTGATTTTTTGGTTTCTTCCGTGGCTGTATAAGAGGCGTTTCTGTGGAACATAATCAAAATCAAAATTTGTAACATCTTTTAAAAATGTATCGCCAGAAATATCTTTTCCGTTAAACAAAACACCGTAACCAGATACTTCTAAAGAGCCGTTTTCAAATTCTTTAATATTTACTGAGTTCATTTTATTTTACCTTTACCTTTTATTTTGAGCATTATTTTTTGCAAAATTATTTGCCTAAAACATAAGCAATAGCTTCATTAAACAAACTGTTAATTTGTTCATCCAACTCAGTTATTGCATCAAAATCAGTTTGCCAATATCCTTTGTGCCATCTGGCTTGGAACATATACGATTGCACAAAAGGCCCATAACTTGTATTGTTGCCAACCTCACCTTCAACACCACCACCAACTAATTTTGGTGTAGCTGCTAACCAACGCCTTCCAAGTGTTCCAGTTCTTTTTGGGTTTGGTTTTTTAGACTTTAAACTATAATCAGACATATATTCAACTACATAATCTAAAGAACCTTCCATCGGTGCAACTAAAAATTCTCTACCTTTAACTTCTCCAAATTTATTATAAAGTTTATCTAATCCCTCCAATTCTAATTCTAGCATTTTAAACCTCTTATTTTTTTACTGTTTTACATTTCCCGTAGATTGATCGGCAATATTATCGTTAACCGAAAAGACAGAAGTTTTATCCACAATCGGAACTATCCAGCATCTACATCTTGGATGGGCAGGTGGCAAACCACCATTTACAACTCCAGGAAAACCTTCTTCAATGTTTGCCATTTTATTGTTTAGTGATCCACAAATAGGACAAACCATTTCACCTTGCGCTGTACGCCATTTAATTTTTTTAACAATTCCACTTTCTTGGTAAGAAATTTTATTGCCTTGTGCATAGGCTCTTGTAACCTCAGTTGACGCAATAAGCGATGCTCTTGTTTTGCCAAAAACTGTCTCAAGTTCTTTCTCTAAAGCCGTTAACGGTTGCCCGTTGTTGGCCCATTGTGCAACTTGTTGGCGCACATTTCGCAAAGTGGTGTTATCAATTCCTTGAATTAATTCGCCTGAATAATCATCAGCCCATTTCCTAGCTTTTTCATTTGCCAATGTCCAGTTAAACCCAAAACCAATTGAAGAAAATTGTTTATTAGAAACCTTTACACCAAGATCAACGCCTTCAATTAAGGCTTCTCGCAAAGCATCCCTAACACTTCCACTAACCCCACTCATAGCGGAAATTCTATCAGTAGAATTGAACAACGCGCCCATATCAATTTGCTCTGGGTTTGTTTTGTTCATATTCTTTTCATTGCCCTTAAATACCGCTTTCTTTTGTTCCTGCAAAGCTTCGGTCATTCCATTAACCATTTTGTTTTCAACAGAGATAATCTTTTTATGTTCCTCTTCATTATCATCTGGGTTAGATTGCAGGGTTAAAGATTTTTCACCTTCATCATGCTCATGAAAAAATTCTTCTTCAAAATAATTTTCAGTAAAATCAGTTTGACTTTGATCTTGTTGTTGCTGTTGAGATAATAGAGTTTCTTTAATTGCCTTTTTGAAAACACTTAAGCGTTGTTCACTATCTAACACTTCACTTTTAAAATCAGCCAAACACCAACTCTTTACATTATTGTTTATTTTGTTTTTAATCCACCTTCCAAGTCTTTTCATTTCCTCATCACTGCCATTATCGCTACTTTCAATAGAAAGGCTTTTAACGGTGTTTGAATTAGTACCCTGTGTGTTTGTATCAGTTTGTGCCTTATCGCTTGTTTTAGGCCCATCTGTGCCAACTGTAGGGGTTTTATTAGTGTTGTTGTTAGATGAATTATTTGGCTTCTGTTGTGATTGTAAAACCATTGTTTCTTGAGCTTGCTTTACTGCATTTGCCTTATCCTCTTCAATGCGTAATTTCAATTGTTCAACCGTTAAACCATCCGGTAATTCAATACCAGAAATTTGTATAGCGTAATCGATAGGTATGCCGGATTCAACAAGAATTTTAAAAGTGTTTGCACGTTCCCCTTCATCCTCTTGGTAAACTCGCAACGATTCTGGTTCAAAAGATAAATTGTAGCCAAGTGGATTAAAAAGTTTTAGATTAATTTCTTCTTCAATTAACTCAGAGTGAGGAATAATGGAATGTGTATACAATGAGCGCTCATCAACTGATGCTGTAGCAAAGTTTGCTGAATTGCTAAACAAAAGAGAATGAGGGATACCAAGAGTTGTTGCAATCTCTTCCGCTTTTGCTTTGGTTATATCTGGCTTAAAAACTTCTCCTAAACCCTCACCAATAACCACTGGCTGAACATTGTTTGAAAGAACCTCAGTACCCCAAGCATTTTTAATGCCAGTAACGGCACGTTTCCACCATTCCTTTACCTTATCCCTTTCTTTTGGTGAAGCTGAAGGATCAACCGTAAGAATGGTTGCCTTGATTGCTCCTCTTTCAATAAACTTTTGAGCAAACAAATCTAAATTATAAATAACACCGGCTGAATTTAGAGCCGCTTTTACTGGTGAAATTGCTGCAACAGTCTCATGTAAAGGGTTTGGAGTATCGAAAAAACAAACACGTTCTAATGGTAAAATTCTTTTATCTTTTTTTGTTACAATTCTTTCAAAACCCGATAAGCCAGTTTCAATATCCCAAATAGGGTTGATTGAATTTGACATTAACCAACGTAGATTTGGCATACTGAAAGGTGGAATAACAACACCCTCAATTAGCAAGTAACTACGTGAATAAAGCATCAAAGAGGCTTCGATCAAATAAAGCATACGCCTAAAGTTTTTCAAGAAAGCCAATTCATTTGGCAATTTACCTTCACCAACTGAATAAATTATTTCATTAGAATTGATGTTAGAAATACACCAGGGTAAGGCGGACATAGCGTTAGAGCGTATGTCAATACAACGATGCAAAACACCAACGGAAGAGTAAATTTTATTTGTTAAGTTTTTTGTATTCTCTTTATCATCTAAAGAATCATTACCACCATTTAATATAGTCCATGCCTCATCAGGCAAAGCACTTAATGGGATTGATTTTTCCCCATCAATAATAAAACCATTTCGTTTATTCATGTTTTTATATTTTCCTATTTTTTTATTAAGCCATTAACCAGCCAGTATTTTCTTTTAACTTTCTATGCGCCCAGACAGCAGCATCAACAAGATCATAAGGTTTTTTTACAAGGAATCTTTTTAATGCTGTTTCCAATTCTTTGTGTGTTCCTCTAACGTGGCGTATCTTTCCAAGTTCATAATCTGCCAACATAACACTCGCACGCTCAGCCTTACCACCTTCACTTGTTGTTGCTTTTATCTCAACTAATGGAGGAGCTTTTAAACTTAAACCCAACTCTTCTACTATTTGATCATAAAGAATACGCCAAACATTACCACCCTGATTGACTTCAATATAGATTGTTCCAACTCCATATTCAATTGATTTTAGTAATGCCGTTTTAATAGATTCTTTTGGCCCTACAACAGTTTCACTTTGCCAAATGTGATAAATTAACTCATCCTCACCATAACCCGCAATGGCTATACCGTGACTGTCTGATTTATCATTATCAGTAACAGCAGGATCAACAACACAAATAATCCTTTCAAAATCTGGCAACTTATCGTAATCAACATTTTGAAAGTTGATGTGTGAGAACATTGAACCCGTATCTTCGCAAAGATGTTGTGCTTCTCTCAAAAATGATGTGTAACCCCAACTAAATATTTGGCTTTGACAAACTTCTATTGTTTGGCCTTCCCATGTTGGCCTTCCACCAACAATAATAAACTTTCCGTCAATTTGCTCAACCTCTAAATCTTCAATTGCAGGATAAGGCCCACTTAAAATTCTGTCCTTTAAATACTCTGCATTGCCACTTACAATTTGCCCAAAGAAACCATCATTACTTATTAAGTTTTGAATTGCCAGAATAGCCACATCTTTAGAACCGGCTGGTAAAATACCCGTTGTAATTGTTTGTATTTTCTTTTGAATAACCTGTAATGAATCATTCTCATTGTCAATATCATCAAGAATAATAAAATCTGGCCTTCTCTCCTCAACCTTTGATCCTCTAGCTCCAACATCAAGGCCCAAAGCATCAAGAGTAAATCCATTATTGCAACGAAGTCTATTACGTCGCCATCCTTTTATATTGCCATATTTGCCCAACTTTCTTTCACTCATTTTTGGGTAATAATGTGCAAACGTTGGGTTTTCAATTAGTGCCGCTATACTCTCAACATGAAGATCGGCCAATGCTTGCGTTCCACTGACATACCAACCATAAAACCTTTCACCAAAAGCACCAAGATAAGTTGTAGCAATTTCGGCTGTAGTTGATTTACCGCTTCCTCTAGGCCAAATAGCAACAAAAGGGTTTGGCCTTTCACCTTGCCTAATTGATTCTATCCAACGCCACAATTCTTTATGCCTATGTGATGGTTTTGCCATTTTCATATTAGGAAAAACTTTCAATTGCCACACAAAAGGATCACGTTCTACATTTGGCGTTAATCTTTTCTCTGCCCTAACTTTTAGTTTCTCAAGGGCTATTTGTTTTTGTGATGCGAGAGAAGAAAGTTTATTAAATTTAGTGCCTTTACCCTCTGTTCCTCTTGTTACATTTTCAAAAGTTTTTTGTTGAATTGCGCTTTCAATTAAAGAGTTTTTTGTATTACTGCTATTATCATTATTATTCATCTGTTGACAATTCATCAATAGCCTTATCCCAAATATTTTTAGCGTTGCTCGATTGTGTGTTATCTTCCTTCAAATAACGCATAGGGTTAAATTGATTTTCGTATTTTTGTTGATCAAAAAAATTTCGATACATTGAATATAACTCTTCACCCAACTCTTCTTTAATCTCTGCATCATTCAACGCTCCACTTCTTTCTAAACCTGCTAATTCGATACGCCAATCAATTTTAATAGCGCTATCCAAACCCAAAAGTTTTGCACGTCGATCCATAATATCAAGCGCTGAGCGAACCGATTTTGTATCACCCTCCATTGCACTAGGCCAAACAGCAGTTAGCAATTGATCTAAGCGCATGTTTTCAATATCAATTAAATCAATCAAGTTTTCCTGAACTTTATCTCTTAATTCATTTAAATAAGATTGAATATCATTAAAAACAAATCGCCTATCATAACTATCAGGCGTTACAATCTCCTCATCCTCAATTAACATTTTTGCAATTTCAGGATAGTTGTATCCTTTAATGCGCAATTTAACAGCCGCATCACGGCGAAGAGCTACCGCTAAATCACTAGCACTATTGCCACCATTATTTGATTTTTTATTTGTTGCTGTTGCTGAAGCCATTATTTATAATCCCCTTTGCAATTTAAAATTGATTGAAGTTGTTGTTATTACTACTAAAAATTATTATAGCATTGCAAAGATATTTGATTTTTTTAAGAGTAAAGCAAAATGAAAGTGGAGAAAAAAGAGGAATAAAAAAAGCATCACATCGCTATTATAAAATAACGATATGATGCTTTGTAAATTGTATTTTTTATATCAAAATGAATTTCTTAAATTTCGCTCCTTATCACCACCAAAAATTTCAATCTTATACCTACCTGTAAATTCCTTCATCCTTTCTGCATCACTGCTAGTTGGCGTATATCGCATTAAATCCAGATCATCAAACTCAACTTTAAATGATCTGCTACTAAGTTTTTCTTTTGCCGTATAAGGCCAAATGTGTTCCCCTTTATCGTTGAAAACCAAACAATGGATTTTAAATGATTCATATAGTTTACTTAATGCAAAACTGTTAGCAACTGGACTATGTGGATTGTTACTAACCTCTTCAAAAGTATTTGCAAAGAAATGTTTACTCGCATTGAAAGAAGCTTTACTGATAGGATTGTCTTCTTTCTCGTTTACGTAATACCCGCTAATCATTTCAACTCTCATACCTCTTTCTAATTCATCCTTTGGATTTGTCGGTTTTATAATTACATAAATTCCCATCAACTGCGTTGCAGGATAATAAAACAAAGCACAATGTTTATACCTTTTATACATCCAACCGTTTAAATCAAAGCCAGCGGTTATAAAAAGCTCCTCTTCGTATTTTTTTCTAAGTTCATTAGTTATTTTTTCCTCATCTAAAAAATCAATATAGTTTATTGTTGATGTGGTCATTTTATTATTTTTTTCCTTTATTATCAAAAATGGATTAAACCGTTAATAGGCCAACCTGAATTAAATTCAAAAGTGCCATAAGAATCATTTAAGAATTTTGCAAAAATATTATATATCGGTTTTGCAGAACCCAAGAAAAAATGATCTTCTTCAACAAATTCTCCTATCATTTGACATGTTGGTATTAATAATTTCCTGGTACAAAACAGAGTTAATTTATTAACATCTAAAACATTTTTACCAACAAAATCATTGACTTTTAAAACCCCCGTAAACATTGTAAACTTATAACCCAAAGCGTGTTCAGGTAATACAACATCTTTGATTATAAAAAACAAACCAACATCTTCACCAGGAAAAACAATAAAAGAAAAAAAATATTCTCTCTCAATATTGTAAAGCCAGTTGACTTTAACTCTTGAGCCTTCCCACATTTTAAATCTATTTATCAACTTAACTTCGGTTTGTAAAACCCAATCACTTTGAGGAATGTAATTTTCTTGAATTGAAACCATAACGCAAATCTCCTTTTTTCTAATTACAGCCCCAAAGGGGGCCAATAATAACCGTCAATTTCTTTTTTCGCTATCTTAGTTTCTATTATCTCTAAAAACTTATTGTAAATAAAATTTCCATCACCACAAATACTAATTGATAATCTTTTAAATTCATCAATATTTTTTATCAAATATCTGCTCGTTGAAAAAGCCTTATGATAATTAATATCACCATAACAACCCTCATCAATAAAACAAACCCCAGTGAAAATTTCAAAAATATACCCACCATTTAAATCTGACAAACATGGTTCTTTTATTAAAACAAACAACTCTTTATCTTGACAAATATTTATCAGGGTATGGCAATAAAAGCAAAATTTTTTTATTACAAAATTCCAACGATTTTTATTTAATTCTTTTTGAAACCTATTCATTCTATCGAATAGCCAAGCCTCTGTTTGAAAAATATCATCCGATGTGGAGTAAATATAACTATACATTCTCAACCCTTTTTTCCTTTTTAACACTTGTCACAAAAACCATTTATAGGGAAGCCACCGCGTGTTTCACCATATATATATCTTTCATTTATGGTTATGTTGATACCCTCCATAATGTACATCAAACTTTCATAACCGCAATGGTTAACAATATATCTTTTTACATCAAGAAAATGATAGCCTGTGTAATATTCAGTTGCATCAAACAAAAGTTCATTCTCTTCATCAACTATAAAAATACCATAATAAACATCAAAAGCAAAATTCATTATTTTTGCTTTTGTTATTAAAAAGAATGGGGCTACACCGCCAAACTCTATCAAAGATGTTTTTATTAAAATACTTTCTGGTTTAATAATGTGATGCCAATTCCCAAGCTTCTGTTTTGCCTTTATTAACAAAATCGGGTCAATTGTTTTATTAGTGCTTTTTTCTAATGTTGTTATTTTTGTCATAGTGTTTAAGCGTAAAGACTTGAAAAGTGTTGTATTAACGAGTTGTAACCAAGCTTGTTGGTTATGAAATTTTTTAATTCAGTAATGCTGTTTACTTGTATGTTTGTTATAGCATCAAACAATAATTCATTTTCAACAATTTTATAAAGCCCAATGAAAACCTCATAAGCAAAATCTTCAACTTTGCTTTTGCGAATAAAAATCAAAAACCCCAGATTGCTTTTCTTATCAAATTCACAAGTTAACATAACACAACTTTCACTGTAGATTTTAACTTTCCAATACTCTGGGTAAAGCTTGCACCGCAATTGAAATATTTTACTAACTTTTTCTTCAAATTTAGGAGTATAATTACTTACAATCATTTTTCTGAACCTTTACTCGATTTAAGTGCGAGTAGACGTAGTATATCTATAAAAATCAAAATAAATATCTAATAGGTAGGTTAAGCTATTTTTAAATCCAAGTGTATTTAAAATATAATATTCAAGTTCAAAAAATACTTCAAAATCAATCTTTTCACTTGAATTAAAAATAAAATCACCTGAACTGTTTTTAAAATAAACTCCACGATATAAAGTAAAAAATTCAGGATTATCACTCAAAAACACAAAAAATAAGCCAAGATTTGTCTCATCTCTACATTTTGTGTAGATTACAAAAGTGTTTCTCTTTTTATAAGAACTCCATTCAAACTCATTTTCTTTTACTTTTAAAAGAAACTGTTTGTTAATGGCGGGAAATTTTGTTTTCATCTTGTATTCTTTTCCGTAACGTTAAGGAAGGTATGAGTAGACGTTTAAAATATTTTCCAAGCAGTTTCCATAACCATTTTCTTTTAAAATACATTTTTTTAAATCAGAAAAACTAATGCAACGAAATAAAACAGTAGCATCAAAAATCATTTCTCCATTATCGTCTTTGATAAACGTTCCATGATAAATGCTATAAAATTTTGGGTCTTCATTTGAAAATACAAAAAATAAACCTTGTTCCGATTTACTATCTTTGTTTAATGTATAAACTATGAAAGTTTCATTTTGCAGATAATAACCCCAATTAGATGAATCTTGTTTTACTTCAATAACAAAACCCAAACTAATCTGTTTTTCAAAACCCTTAGTTAAAATTATTGTTTCCATTTTATCAACCTAAAAAAGTTAAACTTTCTCATCGCCCAACAAAGCAGCCAAGAACAAAGAGAGTATTGCAATAAAAAAATTTAAACTGTTTGTCATGCGCAGAGAATTTAAAAGTGTTTCCAGAAAACCATATTGATCAAGGAACTTTAAAAGAAAAATAAAAATTGTAACCAGCAAAAGAAAGTAAGCAACCTCAGCACCAAACTTTATTTTATTATTTTTCTTGCTTTTATCATCGCCCTTGTAAATCATTTTATTTTTTTTCCTTTTTGTATTCTAACTCTACTTTTTAACCATTTTCACAAATTCAAAACAGAAATAACAAACATAATAATAACACCTCTTCTTACTTATTGCTGTACGCTTACCCTACGAAATAAAACAAAAAAAATATGCAAAACCCTTTTGTAAGAGATTTGCATATTTAACAAAGTTTTCTATTAACTAACCTTTAAGCCGCCTCTACATCCTTTACAGCAGTTGTCTTTTTTGGCTTTTTATCCTTTAAAGCAGTAGTGGCAATAGGAGCAACAGAAGGGCTATTTAAAGCCTTCTTTTTTGCAACTGACTGTACATTACCAGTATCGCCATTAGAAGCCTTATTAGTGCCTTTCTTGCCAACAGTGGGGCTATTAACATTGTTGCTTACTTGGCTATTACCAAAACCCATTTCATTTAATTTTACTTGGAGTTCTTTTGTTGTATCCGAGTACCAGCCGATCATTTCTGAATATTCTCTCAATTCCTTTTTAGATGTTTCAACAAGGATCATTTTTTCAAACTCTTGTAAATAACCGATCAACTTACCTTGATTAAGCAGCAATTCAAAAGGAAAATTAAATTTACCATTCTTACCATCCAAAGCACTCCACGTAATTTCAACTTCCGCTTCTGATTGTTTGCTGCTCTTGGCTATAACACTCCAAAAGATTTTGTTAATATTAACTGGCAGGTTATAACTGTTTGTAATTCCCTTTGCTAACTCCAAACGGGTTAGGGCTTGAGCAACGAGAATTGTAACGCCGTGGATGTGTTCGTTCATCTCCTTGTCTGAACTTGCAAGCGTTAGATTTTTTTGCAGTTCAAAAACCTCATTAATCTTTTCTAAAACGTTCATTATTTTTTCCTTTCTTTTTATCTTTTTTTTGAATGTAAAAAAATCTCTATAAGTATTATTAAAAATTAAACAATACCTATAGAGATTTTATTTTTAAACTACTACTAAATTAAAACACTCTTTCGGTTGATTGAACTTATCACTTTCGCTCTTGTGGCAATTGATTGTTTTTCTTTTGAACTTCAATCTTTTGTCTCGATACGCCTGGTAATGTAACAACACAAACAACTTCGTCTTCAAAATCAACGGGCGAAACATCAAACTCCACAATACCAGCAATTGCTTGACGTTCACTTTTACCAAGAACACGATTAGCCAAACCCTTATATTTCATAAATCAAAAACCCTTTCAAAATGTTTTTTTGTTTTTTAAGAAAGACTTTTAAAAACTGATGTAAATGTTTCCAGTTAGACCACCATTAACCAAACCCTCACCCAAATCGCCATTATCAGTATAATCAACTTGATGTAAATTAACTAGGTCTTGTACTTGTTTTTCCAGCGCAGTGATTTGTACACGTTGGGACAAGAAATTTTTCAAAAGAACTTCAATAACATCGGTCAAACCAACCAAAGCCAAAGTAACATCATAAGTAATCTCTTCCTGCTCATCAACACGATTACAAATAGAGCCAACTTGCGCATCAAGAAGAGCAACATCATTTTTAGTAGAATTTTGCGAAGTTTGCATTTCATCAAAATCTTGGATCAGGTTATTCAATAGCGTTTGTACTAGCTTATTCATAAAATATATTCCCCTTTTTTGTATATGTTTTTTAACTGTAAATGACCAACAATTCTTTCGTATTTCCTCTAACATCGGCTGAACTTGCTACACTTCTGTAAGCGCTTAAAACAAACTTATCTTTTGCGTTTTTATATAATTCTAAACTCCTTTCACAATAACTATTTGAGATTGCAAAAACCAAACCAGGATTATTTTTAACCAACTTTTCAGCCAAGTTTGCTAATTCAACATGATTTGAATAGTTGAAAGTCCCATTAATACCACAATATGAAAAGTTTGATTTTGTAGCTGGCAAATATGGGGGATCACAATAAATAACGCTGTTAGATAAACTGATGTATCTTGGCAATTCATTCTTTTGAAGTGTATTTGCAATCCAGTTTAAAAAGATTTTATAATCATGATTAAAAAAGACAAAATCTTTTTGGTAAATCTCTGCACACTTTAAAAGATGTTCTCGATTAAACTTTACATTTTTATAGTTTGCGTATGGAGTGTTAAATTCCCCTTTCTTGTTATATCGAATCAAACCGTTAAAACAGTGGTGGGACAAATAATAAAACAAAGCGCCTGTGTAGTCCCAACCCTTGTAATAAGAACTATTGTAAGTTATTTTATTGCGAATAAAGTTTTCTTTACTATTACTCTCCTCAAAAGAAAACAACAAGCCAATATCTTCAATAAATTTTTTAGAATTAGTTTTTAAATATTCGTGAATTGACCAGATTGATTCATTAGCATCATTACAAAAAAATTTTTCATATTTACCAGGAAAAGAATCTACAGTAGTAAGACTAACACAGCCAGAACCATAAAACGGCTCTATAAAATTTGTTGCACTTGGTAAAAGTGAAATAATCTTGTCGGCCAATTTCGCCTTACTTCCCGCTATTTTAAAAACACCTTTCATTTGTTTATTGTCCTTATACACATTATATCAATATTATGAAACAAGTCTTCAAACGAGTAGTTGCCATAAAGACAACTCAATTTGTCTATTTGTTATCGCATCAAAACATAACCACTATTTTATAAAATGATAATAATTTTTGTGTTATGTTTGAATTGTTTCCCGTCTTAAAAAAATCAAGCTAATTCAATGTAAAATTTTGAATATTCTCCGATGGTAACAACAAAAAAGAAATTATTGTCTGTATATTGTAATTTCACAAAATCAAGATAAAACTCAAGAACATTGAAAATCTCATTATCAGCAATGCGTCTAACTTGTAACATACTCTTCACCTCCTAAAAAAATCAGCTTTCCAACTCAACATATAAAACAATATATTTTTTTATAGTGATCCAAAAAGAGAGATTAGTTTCAGTATTTTGAAGTTTTACGTAATTTAAATAAAATTCTACAACATTAAAAACACTACCCTTGATTTTATCTCTAACTTGTAACATACCGCCATTCTTTTTCCTTGCGCATTTTATTGCGCATCTTCGTTCGTTGAAGTTTTGATTTTTTACGTGTTAACTCTTCATCAAGGTTGAATTCTTTTTTATTTGACTTGTTTGTTTTTAGTTTTTCAAAACCTTGAAAATCAACTTCTTCATCATTTAGCAGAAAAATAGATTTAGACATTTTTTTATTTTAAACCCTTTGCTTTTTTTGTTTTCATTTTTGCTACAAAGAGAGTATAGCAGTTTTTTTAATCCTTGTCTATACTCTTTACCCTACGTTTACTCTACGCTTTATTGTGCGGTAAATTCTTTAACACCTCATCATTCAATACCCAATTATAGCACCACTCCTTATCATCATTCTCAACTGAAACCAACATTGAAGACTGTACAGAACGTAAAACAGCAAACCCATTAAAAAACAACAACACATTTACAAATTCATCACCATTACCATATTTAATAATCGGAACACTATAGATTACACCAGGTATTTTTATTCCATTTCCGCACAAGCGCCAAACCCTTTTAAATGCAAAAAATCTTTTTTTGATTCTTCGTTTTGGTTCATTTTGTTTATTTGCTTTTTTATTCTTCATAGCAAAATATTCCCTTTTTCTCTAATGTATTTCAAAACTTCAATTGCATCTTCTTTACTCATTTCATCAAATGGAATTGATGGCTTAAAACACCTCAACCCGCTATTGCGCATTTTCTCGCCAACTTTAACGCCAGCCGTATCATTATCGACAATGTAAAACGGCAATTGATTATTTTGTTTCAATACGCCTATAGCCTTTCCAAAACTTGAAGAGGATGATCCCATAATACTTACTGAGCAAACATCCCAACCTATCAACTTTGAAATTTGATAAACAATCATCGCCTTAAATGGCCCTTCCGATACAATCAATTGTTTATCTGACAAATCTTTCATTTTACATAAAGGCCAAACAGGCGTCTTCTCGCCATCAATAATATACCTTGTTTCTACTCCACTTTTCGTCACTCTTTTTACATTACCAACTCTGTTACCATAATAATCATTCATAGGGAAAACTATAGCTTCATCTAAATCACTCCATTCAAGTTCATACTCTAAACCATTTTCAAAATCAACCCCTCTTTCCTCAACTAAATATTTAACTGCCTTGTCGAACAATGCAAAAGATTCATATATTCTTTTCGATTGATTGTTTGATGGTAATAAATCAATATTCATCAAACTATTATCAGCAGAACCGAACAAAGAAAAATCAAAATCAATATCAAAATCCTCAGCCAATTGTAAAATTGTTTTTCTTGTCTTACAACCGTAACAAAAGAATACACCATCATTCTTTAAAAAAACAGAAGAAGGTGTTCCATCGCTATGGTAAGGGCAGTAACAAAGTTCATAATTTTTATAGTTCTTTGATACTTTTATTTTAAAAAAAGCAGCACTAAGAATCATCATACTTTCACCTCACCCAACCTCACCAATCTTCGCTAACTGTTTTTGTAATCGCAACAATATCTTCTTTGATTGTTAAATCCATTGTATCAAAATTAAAAGATAAAGTAAAGCCATTGCCAAGATCAGTAACACCCCAACGAGTTTTAATTATTTGTCCCTGCACCTCTTTTGTTTCCTGATCTTTATTCAAAGAAACAATTATATCTGCATCTTGCAAATAAGCATCAGTATGGGCGATAGTTCCTCTTCCAACCTTTTGCCCTTCAGCTTCTCTATTTGCTTGAATAACGCCGATAAATGGTAAACCTGTTTTACGTGCCAATCTTTTTAGCGCTCTTGATACTGCGGCTGCATCTTCCCAACCGATGGCAGATTTTTTAGATTCACTCATCAAATAAACACCATCAATCAAAACAACATCCGGTTTATATTCCTCAACCAAAGCAAAAACCTCTGTAGTTGATAGAGCCGGATCGGAAGGTACTATAATGCACCCATTTAATTTTGGCGTTAGCGTTGCAACCGCCTCAACCTTTGCTTTATCTTCATCACTCCAAATGCCAGTTCTATAATTTATAGGATTCCAGCCACCAAGAAAAGAATCTAACTTTTGCAAAACGTCATCAGTAACATTTTCATTACTAACATATAAAACCTTTTTCCCCTCCAACATCCAGTGAACGATTACCCACTCTGCAAAAGTTGTTTTATTAGAACCTGGTCTTCCAACAACCCAAACTAAATCACCACCAGCTACACCACCAGTTGTTTCATCTATAAAAGGTATTCCAATATGATGAATGTTTTTCTTTTTAAAGTAATACGATCTATCGTTGTTGGCAGTTGATTTTGCATCAACTTTTGAAGTGTTTATTGCACTTGCGATATTTAAAATTAATTCTGTTGGATCGCCACCTTTCAATAAATATTCTTGATTTTTTGAAATTTCAGTTCTAACAAAAATATTTTTCTTTGTTACCATTTCCAAAAGAAATAAATCTTCTAATGGATCAGAAGAATATTCTGGCAGAAAAAACTTAAACTCCTCTTCTAATCTTTCCACCGTTGGAGGAACACCAAACTTTAAAACATACCCCCTAATCCATTCTAATATTTTCTTTTCCAACTCGTTCAGTAAAACTTCTGGAACACGAAATAAAAAAGAAATTTTACTTGATTGTAAACTTTTTGTGATTAGTTTGTTCATTAATATTTACTCTTCCGTTGTTTATTTTTTTAGTTGAACTTTACTTTCTTTTTCACAATCGCCTTACCATAATTATTTTTTTCAATATAAACAAAATCCCCTTTCTTAACTTTTTCCATTGCTAACTCGTCATCAATCCAAAACATACCATTTGGCATAACCGTATAAACTCTATAAGCCTTTCCTCTAACGTTACGCTTATCTTTCCAAGATTTAATATACCCAACCACAACATTTTCTTCTGTTGAGTTCTCCATTATATATTCTGCTATATCAATTGTAGGTAAGATAAACCCCAAACTTTCAAATTGAATTTCAGCTTCACTTAAACTTTCGTGTTCAGCACCATCTTCAACTTCTGAAAATAACAACTCCTTATTTCCAGCCAACCCATTGAAAGCACCCAAAACCCAAAGATGTTTACAAACCCTTGAATTACATTCCCTCTTTGTAACACGTTTTCTAAAATCTTCAATGCTAAGGAATGGCCCATTTCTTTCTAACTCGTTTGCTATCTTTGCAGAACCGTTTGCGCTCAAGTTGTTTACAACGCTTAAGGGCATTTGAATATCACCATCGCTATCTAAATAATATTCTGATCTTGCCGTGTTGATATGTGGCAATTTTACTTTTATGTTGCGTAACACCATTTCCAAAAGGTAAGATTGTGTATTATCTACATCGTAATTGAGCATAGACATATAAAAAACTTTTGGATGATAATATTTAAACCAAGCCATTTCATAGGCGATACTGGCATAAGCGGTTGCATGAGCCTTGTTAAATGAATATCTTGTGTGAGTATATAACTCATTCCAAAGTTGTGATAATTTGGTTTTGCTGATTGTAATTTTACACTCAGTTAAAAAACGCTGGTGCAATTCCTCTACTTTCTTTTCCCACTCAACATCACCAGGCTTGGCTTTAAAAATAATGCGCCTTGACAAATCGCTTTCAGCCAAACTACCACCAAGAATAATTGTAAAAATTTTCATTACTTGTTCTTGAAAAACAATAGCACCATTTGTTTCTTTTAAAACTTCATCAATTTCAGGGTGAATTAATCTTGGTTTTATTTTTAATTCTGGGTAGATTTGCGCAGTTCCAGCATCTAATGCGCCTGGTCTATAGAGAGAATTAATAACAATTAAATCGTCAAACTTATCGGGTGCAATCTTCATAGTTAGGCTTCTTATGCCGTCGCTACCTGTCCATTGAAAAATTCCCAAAGTATCGCCATTTTTGAAAATATTAAAAACGGGTGAGCCGTCAATAATTTCTGGGGCTTGTGTTGTGCCAACCAAGTTACGCATCATTTGAATTTGAGTTAATGCAGATAAACCAAGTAAATCAAATTTAACAACACCAACGCCAGTTAATTGTTTTTTATTCCCTTCTGTCCATGCTGCTACCAATTTACCGCTAATATTTTCAACTGGTATGGGTTGATCAGTTATCACAACACCACCAGCATGTTTTCCAGCATGGCGTATTTGTTCTTGCATTGCATCATAAGTTGGTCTAATCAATTCATTTAACCCACACCATTTTTCAAATTGTTTTGACTCAACCCCAAAATCAGAAGCATCAGAAGCAATCTTTCTATCTAAATGCAACTCTCTCGTTATATCATCTATCGTGTTTTTATGTCCATAATGTGCATAGGTTGCAACAGGATAAGCACCCCAACGAGAAGTTGCATAATCAATAATCATTTGTCTTTTATCGGATGGAAAATCAACGTCAACATCTGGGTATTCTTTTCTTGCTTCATTTAAAAATCTTTCAAAATAAAGATTGTATTCAATAGGATCAATAGATGTAACACCAGTTAAATACAATACATAACTTCCAGCCGCAGAACCGCGACCAGGCCCAACCAAGATATTTTTTGATTTTGCATAATTAACAATATCGCACAAGATGCAGAAATAATCTATAAATTCCATTTTCTCTAAAACGTTCATTTCAATTTTAAATCGTTCACGCCTCTTGTCAGCATCTTTTGGATTTTTTTTACAATCAATCTCTAAGGATTTGTATAGATTATCGTAAAACTCACTTTTCAAATGTTCCGCTTTTGGCAATTTTGGTTTGCTGAACATATTCCAAGTTTCCGTGGAAAGGGCAAATTCTTTTGCGTTCAACATCCATTCTTTAATCTCACCATCACTAAAAAATTTCTTACCACGTTCTACCATTTCATCATAAGATTTTAACCAAAGAGAATCACTGTCATAACTATAACCATTTCTGCACTCAGTTAAAATCTTATGAGATTGACGAAGGTTGCTAGTTGGGTAATGTACA